CGGAGTGGGGTGACAGGGACACCTCGAAAGGCATCCATGCCGCAACTCTCTCTGAAGTTTCCAGTAATGCAAGACTTATCTCTGTTGACTACTAAGCCAACAGATTCTAAGACTTGCATACATTGGTCCGCCAATGCTGTGGGGACGATCAAATCGTCACCATACACATAGAAGGACCTAGCCGCTAGTCTAAGTGGCATTCTTGCCTTGAAGACTGCGGAAGCGACAAGCAAGACCCAGAAACAGTAAGCTTCTACGGGAAAGCAAAGTGCACTTCCCATAGGAGCAAATTTCCTGAGCTTGACTATCTCTCCATTGGGGAGAGTAGTCGCCTCCGAACGCGTGGCCTCTAACGCTCGAAGTAAGTTAGGAGAGTCTTTAAAGACTCGTCTAACAAGTTCGAGAGAGACCCGGTCTGACGCATCTTTGAGATCAAGCGTAGCAAGCTTACCAGTAACTGAGTTACTGAGAGCAAGGTTACGATTAATCTCTTGATTCGTGAAGTTGACACGACCCCTCGTGAGCAAATTAATGCTCTCAAGGTGTGTGGCAATCTTCCGACCCAGCCCTTGCTGGATCCACTGGTATTCCAGCGGTTCAGCTGAGATGAGTCGCGGACCTCGGGAATCTTTCGGGACGAGTACCACGCGGGCAACTCCTGATTCCAGTCGTTGCATCGCAAGATACCAATCCCGACGATCCGCAGCCTCCAACCCCCACCCACACATGAAATATGTGTAATAGGGGTAATACTGGTGAATCTTGGAATAGAGGCGGGAGAAAACCCACTTCTCTTCCAATTTCTCTCCAGTAGCCACCGCCCCTGGACCATGCCGCGGAAGAATGTCTTTAGGGTCGAAACCCTTAAAGACACTCTTGGTAATTCTCGCAGCGAGAGACAGAATTTCTTCTGTTTCGCTAGAGAAAACCACGTTCTCGAGCTCATCATCTGTCTCCTTGAAACGCTCGATTACCGAGCGCTCAATAAGAGGCTGATATGGTAGCTCGAGCTTGTACGCGAAAAAGAGCACCTGTCTGAGATGGGAAACCGCCTCAGGAGGTGCTGCGTCCAGGAGCAAACCATCCTCGCAGAAAACTAGATTGAAGTAAGCCTGCAGAAATGCAGGTATACTTCGGTTACCGTGTGAGTGCTTAAACTCACGTGGTAACTGGAATCTAGAGTTCACAAGTCCAAGATCAAGAGCCTTCCCAAGTTTTGGGAGAGTCTTGGTCAGGAACGAGAGCCCTTCGGAGAAGAATCGAGATCGTAAGACCTCGATATCTTTCTTCAAGGCTTTGTGCGAGGTGGTACCTAACGGATCGCTAGCGATCAGTTGCGTGCAGAGGTCGAGATAAAACTCGGCCTGGCTTTTCGAGGGGTCCATACGGAGCCCTTCCAAGCTTCCACCGACTTTCGTCGCCGACATCTAGGACTAAGTCCGTCAATCCCTAACGCACAGCAATGTGCGCGGGATACCCCCCGTCCGGAGTGAAGGTTGTATCTTTCACACCGGGAGTGAAGCTACGCTTCATTCCGAAGCAGGGAGTCGATGTTCGCTGTGCTAGCCAGCGTGGTGAAACCACCACTCATAAGCAGGTCGAGCAGGTTAGACACCTGATCGATCACAACTTGAGAGGTGATTACCGCACTTCGCGGAACTGCGAGGGTCAGATTGACCGTCAAAGTCCGCGGCACCCCGTTTGCATCGATCAAGGTCCGGGTGAACTGGACCAAGTGTCGATCAACGGTATCGGAACCCTTACCTGCCTGGCTATGTCGAATAGCCAAGAAAGCGGGTGCCGACAGGGTAGTGGCGATATCAATTCGTTTCGAACCATTGGCCTCTTGGCCAGTGAGACGATACGTGATATCGTCGCCCGATGCATCATCGAGAACGATGTCAGCAGCGAAAGCCATGGAATCCTCCGTAGTATGTACGCACGGTATGTACAACGTTGGACATACAGCACGCACAGACGTCCAGCAACTACTTTGTTGCTGCACCCAAAAGTGCAGCGGCGAGCACCAGCTGCGACGGTGTAAGTGTCGTCTCCGTTAACAACGAAGAAGACACAGGAAGAAAGGGAGCCCTACTGTACTTCTCCACGACAAGAGTCGATTGCAGGAGGCCAAATGTATTGGTTGCTCCTGTATACGTACTCTTGATCGTCCATTCTTCCTTTACGTAGAAAGAATGGGAGATCCTCCTTAAATTCCAAGCCCCACTAAAGGGCTGGAGTTGTAAGGAGTTCACTATGCCATCGGTCCGCACGAACCAATCCGCAACGAAGCTGAAGGGAATTCTTTCCCAGACAACTGCGCTAGGATTGAGCAGACCGAGAGCAGAGGAGAAGGCC